GCAAGCAATCTTAAAAACGCACGAAAAAGGCAAATATGGCCGCTATCTTGGAGACTTTCAGGTCGATGGACTATGGCTATGCGCCAGTTTGCTGGCTCATCACCACGCAGTACCGTATCACGGTCAAAGTAAGCAAGAAATTATTGCCGCACATCTTGTAAACCGCTCAAAAGTTGTAGTCCCCAGCTAAATCCGATACCATTGCATACCAGGGGGTAAGATATGGACCAAAATAAGTGGAAATCGGTAGTGGTGCCCAGAGAAACTTACTACGATATGCGGTTGATTGCAGAAATCGAGGGCCGGACTATTTCTCGGCAGCTTCGCATGATTGTTGAGCAGTGGATGGACGAGCATTTGACAGACAATGACAATGAAAGGCTGGCGACAGCTAAGATAAAGTTAGAGATTGAGGAAGGTAAGCATAACAGCAGCTTTTCAATTTGATGCTCGACGTCCCCGAAAAATCCAATCGCGAATCGTATCGATGGGGATCTTTAACTCCCGAGCAATCCATTTAAGCGACCGCGCTTCGACCTCTCTAAGATGTCGAACGTGATCTACCACTTCTTGTGAATATTTTTTAGCTGCCATACGCATAGTATACCATACTTTAATGTGCATTCAACCTTGACATCACGGACCACGGACCTTATTATCTATATACCAAAGATAGCTCCTTGGTAATAAAAGCCTCGCAGGGTCCAGCCATCCTTTCCTGATGCCCTGCGGGGTTTTTTCTTGCTTGTAATCCACATAAAACTCATATATATTCAATTTTCTAACAATCATAAGGAGCAAATCATGGAAAATTGGGATGATGACGAAGTTATATACGACACGCTACAAAATCGAGACGACGAGGATCAAGCGTATCTGCAAAAGAAAGAATCCGATCTTCATAAAGATCGTGATGCGGTAACCCGCATCCTAAAAGACAATATCCACGCGACAGCCGACCTGGTCGATGAATTGGTTAAACATATGCATTTAGTTCGACGTGGCATGGATTAAGAAAAACTACTATATAGCTGTGGTCAGAACTTTATTTTTTATTTTTTTTTTAAAAAAAGGGCGTAACCGACGTAACCGTGTAACCTTTGGGCTGAGAAGCACGGCCCAAGGGGCTTTGCGCGGTTACGGCAAGGTTACAGAAGCCACGCCTTTCCTTAATCTCTAAATTCCGTTAATGGCCTTATATTATTTTTTTTATTTTTTTTTATTCTAGCCCTATATAACAGTATAGACTTTTTCAAAAGATCCACATAAACTTCCGGCATGGAACTAGATTTGGAAAAGAAAAAACAAGGCCGTCCTAAAGGCTCCGGACGAATCGGCGTCAATCGCCTTCTGACCCGAAAACAAGAACTGTTTGTTAAGGAACTTGTGAGTAAGGATGGTCAGATCACCAAGCGTCAAGCGGCGATCAATGCTGGCTATCCAGAGGGTTCAGCACACACTCGAGCCTATGACTTAACTAATCCCAAAAAAACCCCTCACGTATGTGCGGCAATTCGTCGATATCGACAAGAACTCGACGAAAAATACGGTATAGATTTTAAACGCCATGTACGCGACTTAAAACTCATTCGTGACGAAGCTCTGGCTGCTGGAGCTTTTTCGGCTGCGACGCAGTGCGAAATAGCAAGGGGTCGTGCTCATGGCGATATATATGTTACCAAATCCGAAGTCAGGCATGGTTCAATCGACCAGATGGATCGCGATCAGGTTATGAAAGCTTTGAAGGAAATTCAAGAGCAAAATGGAAATTCCATGGGAATTGTCATCGACGTCACTCCCGAAGAAAAAGGTGATAAAGGAAAGCAAGCTTTGGCAACAAGTTAAAGCATCTCTTTCCGAACATAAACCGAAATGGACACAAACTCGCATCGAGACTTGGTCAGTGCCAGGCGTTCCGGATGTAATGCTTTGTGACGCCAACGGTAACTTTCACTTAGTTGAGCTTAAAGTGGTCACCGGATATGCCGTCAAGCTTAGTCCGCATCAAGTTAGTTTCGCTCAAAATCATGCTCACGCTAGTGTCTGGCTTCTTGCGTGGAAGGATGAAGAATACTACCTGTATAAGGCAGCGGAGATTGTTAATGTTGCTGAAAAAGGGTTGAAGCATATTCCGTTTATTCGCACAAAAGATTTATTTTGGATATTGCACTTGATTTCTCCACATTAAATATATAGAGTTATATGTGTACGACAACATAAACTTAAATTAAGGAGCTATACAAATGCCAAAAGTTATATTTGATTTTCCAGGACGAAAAGTAACGGAAGTGGATCTTGCGGATCTAAAAGAAGAAAAGGATCTCAAAGCTTGCATTAAGCAGATCCCTTTGAAAGCCGATGCGGATGAAGGCATTGATACACCGGAGGCTAGATAATGTATTACATTAGCCCCGCTGAAACGAATCCGTCTATTTCGAGGATTGTTAAAAGGCTGAAAGATTTTAAGGGAGAAGAAGGTAAAGACTATCATGTGCGTAAAAAAGCCAAGATAGATTATCTAGATTCAATTCCTCATTATACGTTCAAAGCGGGTAAGCTAACTCGATGTCCTCAAAAAACGTACTCAATCTTTAGATTGTTTGGGTGATAAAATGTTTTTTTTAATGTATGCGAAAGAAAAGCAGTTAACGGAAGAAAAGAAAAGAAAAGCGATGGAAAACTTGAAGAAGCAGATTCGCGAAAGAGAACAACAAAAGGAGAAACAAAAAAAGGGGCGTTAAGCCCCTTTTTTATGATCCCGTTTATGCATTATTTGTTTTTGAAGTCTTTGTAAAAGGCCCGTTATATGGTCCAACTCAACCTCGATTGCAACCGTTCCAATTCTTGTATTTTTGATTTCTGAAAGATCTTCTTCTAAGTCTTGCTGTGCAGCATACAAAACAACGGCTAAACGCTCCAAGTCGTCCTCACTAAATTTCATCGAAAGCCTCAATCTCCAAGTATTGACCGGAGGAAGGATAAACATAATATCCCTCTGTTTTGCCTACAAGTACTCCCACTTCCGGTCGAGATCTTAACCAAAGAGCTACAGCCTTTTTATGCTCTTGTTCTTTTTCAGCGGATAAAAAAGCTATCCGATTATCCTCTTCAACTTTTAAATTTAATCTACTCATCATTTGCTCCTGCAAAATTTATATCGCAAGCTGTTTGACAATCCATACATAGCCACCCGTCTAAATGCAAATACTCTGCACCCGCTTGTCGATCTGCTGATATACGGTTGATGTAATTACCACTTCCAAACGCTACTGATTGAAAACACTCAACACAATATTCACCAATATTAATTGATTTACTCATTACGTGCTCCCAATCATTGAAAAAGCAATAGTCGCGCTTGCTACTGCAAACCCGAGAATAAAACTTACTAAAATAAACTCCCAAGCTAGAGCGGAGTTTTCCGCGCAGCGTTCGCGTTTTCTTATCTCTTCTTTTGTGTAAAGAATGTCTTCTTCTGTGTGCAATTGCATTACTCGCCATTTATCCATTGTTATCACCTCATCAAAGTATTTACTGTTAGAGCTTGTATTGTACACATAA